GGTGTGCGAGAGTGCTTTGGTGTTGCTGTAAAGAAGTAGCATCTATCTGCATTGAATGAGAAGTATTCAGTAGCAGGGTAAAAGTTTTTCTGTACTGAGTTGTGTGCTTCATCAAAGTATATTGTATCTACATGAATATCACTCTCTTGCACTCTATGAAGTGAATGATATGTAGTGAAAATTATCTGATTATTTACAGAATTTTTTGCTGACCACACAGATATTTCACTTGCTTTTGTAGTTGAATAGTGATGTGTCTCTCCACTATGAACGTGTAATACCTCTGCATTATCAATAAACTCAAGAAACTCTGATGATAACTGATTCGCCAACAAAATACGAGGTGCAACAACCACAATAGTCTGACCGTATGATTTTGAAAACTCATTCATAGCATCTTCAATCATACACATAGTCTTACCACCACCAGTAGGAACAATCACTTGTCCTTTACTGCGTAGTCTCATCTTCGCAAGTGCTTCGTTTTGATGTGGTCTTAGTTGCATAGTATCGTTGTTAATATATTCATTATAATAGTTTTATGAGAGGTGTCTCTACTTCCTGTGTCACTTTCTTATGTGGCACATAGAGTGTCCCATACTTACCAAACACTTCATTGAATCTATCTAAGTTCTTACCCAAATAAATTATTGCTGATTGAAATGGAGCTGCACCTTTTCCATCCCCAAACTTAAGTCTTTTATTAATCGCAATCCATGAGTATTGTGATACTGACCTCCACCATCTTGTTGAGACATCTAATTTAATTAACAATATCATTTCTTTTGCGTGTCCTAACTCATACTGTGAAACAGCATAAGGAACCCACTCTTTACTATTACTATAAGGATGATTCATAAACACACTATCAGCAATCCACTCGTGTGCTAAACCATTTGTTTTTTCCGTATATACTTTTCTCGCAGGTACATTTGGATTATCCTCGTCATTACAACAGGGGTCTAAATCTAGTGTTCCAAAATATTTAAGAACGTCGCCGACAAACTCAGGTGGTGTGTTCCAACAATCAGTTTTATTACCTGTTGTTGCAGTTAAAGCTTTAAGTGCGGTAGATGGCATGAAATATATTTCTTTCTCTCATTATAGCACAAAAAAAGGGATTTGTACATCCCTTTTAATAAAATATATAGAATCTCTCGAACAAACCATACAGAGTATGTATAAAATTTTATATTTCAATCCCAAGTCCAATCTTTGTGCATAAAGAATGTAAGTGTCATTCGACCTGTGTAAAAGTCTTCTCCAAACAAATCTGTGGGTGCATGAATATGATGTGCAGGGTAAGCGATTAGTCTATTATATCTGTTCTTAACACTACGAATACTATTTCTCGCACCATTTAATAAAGAAGTTCCTGTGTTTCTGGGTGGACTCGGTTTTAAATAAACAACCCCTGCGTAATCACATTGATCGAAATGATATTTCTTATTCTCGAAGTCTGGTAGTGTATTTTTAGTTCCTTTGTGTGATAGATGAAAGTGTGATGATATTGAATATCCTTCTAATTTAAAATGTTTACATACTGCTTTCCTTATTTTTTCACTTGCTGTAATTAAATGTGGATTACCTATAACTTCAAACTCATCTGTCCTATGACCTCTCCAACCCACATCAACCTTGACTTCTTCACTATTGATATAGTCACAATCCAACGCAAATCTTCTCAATACGTCAGGATTACTAAAAAAATTGTCTTTAATCAGTAAGTTCATCTTCTTCCCATTTTCCTAGTGGGCAAGCTTCAACAACGATTTTTGCTTTGGCAGGGATATAACACCCACACTCCATACATCTTTTAAGTTTCTGGTCACAACTCGAACAACTTTTACAAATCTCGATGCGTCGCCAATATATTTTTCTCGGAGTAATTAACTGCGAGTTCTTATCTCGTATTGTATCATATATTCTCCCAATAGTCAAAGCAAGATTCTTGCCCTGTTGTAAAAGGGATGGATATTTTTTCATGTGAAATTAAAAAATTCCTTTGACTGTATTTGAATTTATTATACCACCAACTGAAACATTTGTCGATCTATCTATTGCCTTACCCGCTGTTCCTCCATCTCCTGAATCAACAGTATTTGCACCATTTTCACCCCAATCACCACCAGTTCCACCATTTTCTCCATTACCACCTGTGCCACCTACTGTGATTGTGCCAGTAAACCCACCACATCCTACAAATGCGGAACCACCTAACCCTGTGCCACCTGATAAAGTTCCTGATTGATAATTGAATCCACGACCACGACCACCATCGCCACCTGCACCTCCTGTACCACCTGTGACTGTAACTGGGTCTTGTTTACGACATAATGCTGTACTTATCACTCTTTGACGACAACCAAACCAAAACCACCATCCAGAACAGTTACATCCACCACCTGTATTACAACCTCCATATCTCTCGTATCCTGCTCCTAAATTACTACAATCTCCACAAAATCCACAACCACTTGCTACCTCTCCAAAGATATAATTAAAACAAGTTCCATCTTGTCCTGTCGCACCATCATTACCATGCTCTCCTCCACCACCACCTCCATAAATTCTCGCAGTAGATTGAACATTTACACTTACATTATTACCAGATGTGATAACATCTAGTGCATCCCCACCATCTAATCCATCAGGGTTATCTCCATCAGTAGTTGCCAAAGCACCACAACCAAATATATCTCCACTTACATCTATTGTTAAATTATGTGCTGTGCTATCCATCAAGGCAGCTGCTGTATCTGTGGTATTAGAACCACAAGTGCCTTGAATGAACATCTTTTTGACAATATTCTTATTTAAATTATTATTCCATGAAAGACCATCAATATCAAGATTTACATTTGTATCTCCACTTGGTTGAGTTACATTATAAAATTTAATACTATCTCGTATTTGTGATGTTTTCCAATCTGTTGTAGTAGCAACATCACTATTCTCCGTTGCATCAGGTAATATTGGATCGGTATTTGTTACGTCAGTATTTCTTAAAAGTTCAGATGCAGATATAGTTCCAGTTGGATTATTCAACCGAAAAGTATTTCTCATCGCACTAAAACTAATAGCACCAGTACCGAAATATTGAGTTGCAGAGATTTGTATTGCCATTATTCACTTACAACTGTAGCACCTGTCCAACCACCATTTTTACCATCGGTGTTGACTATCTTTGCGTCTGCTGTTCCCTTATTGACGTAAGTTTTTTTCTTTGAACTATCATCAGACCAGTGACTACCACCTGTCCAGTAAACTGTTTTGCCAGATAATCCTGTTTTCTTGATGTAATAACCCATTTTTCTTTTATTTTTATTTATTCATAATAAGGTCTAAAACTTTCTTATGAGATATTTGTTTTATTTTTTTCTTTTCATTTTCTAAAAACTCATGCTCTCCCTGTGCTTGGTTAAAGATGTCCATACCATCAATTTTAGAGAGTAAAAAACTCTTTATACTTTCTCGATCAAACATTTTAAGTCCATAACATACCTGTATGAAACTATCTAGTCCCCAGAATGTTTTTTCCTTATAGCAGGTTCGACCATCTAAAAATTCAACTTTACATTTCTCTTCAAAATCTCGTACCCAATCTATTTTGTTGTAAGTCATATAATTCCAGAACGCAGAGTCAGTTCGATTTGTGCAGTAATGTAATGCGACAAAATCTATAATGTCTTGATAAAGAGTCCGATTACCTTTGTTGACTATTCTACGATTATACTCTAAATTTTTAAGAGTCGAATTGATAATCATAAACTCTTGTATCTGTTGTATAATAATTTGAATACCAGTTGCTTCAAGAGGTTCGATAAATCCACTTGACAATCCGATTGCAAGACAATTACCTATCCAATAATCCTCGTAGTATCCAGGTTTATATCTTATCACTCGGTCAGTTTCTAATCCTACATCAAACTTTTCTCGTAGCCATTTATCGTATTGTTTTTGTGCTTCTTCATCAGTTGTAAATTTGGACGAGTACAAATATCCTGTACCAAACCTATCTCCAATCGGTATCTGCCATATCCATCCATTTTTTGTTGCTTCACAAGTGGTATATGCAGGTGTTTCTTTAAAATCATAAGGCACTTGTTGTGGTATCGCACGATCTATAGGCAGAATATTTGATGTATCATGCCATGAAGGATTCAGATGTTTAAACAATACAGCATTAAAACCAGATGCATCTACAAATAAATCTGCTTCATAGATACCACTCGTACATTCGATATGTTCAATCTTATTACATTCGGGATTGACTCGCACTCGATTTACTACACCATCTACAAACTTAATACGATTTTTTAATCTTTCTGTAATGTATTCACAAAATACTTTAGTATCAATGTGCATCGCATATCCATACTCTTCAAATGGTTTGTTAGGAATTGTAGTAACTGCTTTACTATAGTTCATACCACCATTAAATTCCCCTGCTGGTATTGAATATATCGCACTTGTATTAGTTCCTATTTCTTGTTCTACCTCTGCAAAACCATGAAAATATTCTGTATTTGGTATCCAATTTTTAAAATTAATACCAAGTTTAATAGTTGCCTTACCACCAATATCTTTAATCAGTTGTTTCGTAGAAACACCAAGATGATGTAATAATAATCTAAAAATAGGTGTTGTGCTTTCTCCTACAGAGATATTACCACGACTTTTATCATAGATTAGTGTTATATCAACCTTATCTCCCCAATAACTTTTCATCATAGCGGCAGCTGATAATCCAGCTGTTCCCGCTCCTACAATAACAATTTTCTTCATAAATTAATTAACTGTTGCAATACCAACCCAATTAGTTACATTAGCAGTAGTATCTCCATCAGGCAAGTATATTTCAATTCTTTCTGTGGTTGTGTTGTAAATTATTGCTCCTGTTCCGATACCAGTTGAGTTTTGACCTGTTGCTGTTGTCTTAGTATTTCTTATAGTAGTTGACATTTGTGGAATGAAAACCCAAGGTGAGAAACTATTACCTGCTCTACTTAAATCAACTACTCCACTTAAAGTATCTCCAAAAGTACCAACTCCAATTTGTGATGTTCTCGCAAAATCAAATCTTATCTGACTGTCAATCATTTGTATTTGATCACCTGCTATTTGTAATCCCCCAACACTATAATTAGGGTCGGTTTGTATTGTGGTTGTATTAACACCGATTGAACTGAAAAATGCGTCACCGACAATTTTTAATTTACCTACAGGATTAGTTGTTCCTACACCAACTGATCCAAAGACTGCTGTTGCCTGTTGAAAATCCACATCAACCGCTGGAGTGGCAGAACCGAACCCAAGAGGACCTGAAACATTAAGTTGACCGAATGTTGATACCCCAGAGGTTGTAAATATATTTGCTTCAAGTGTTTGTCCAAGTGCTAATCTTCCAGTGAATGTACCACCAATTGATAAATTACCACCAATAAATGTATTTCCAGTGACAGTGGATGTACCGACCACATGTAGTTGATGTGATGGATTTGTAATAGCAATACCCAATTTTCCATCATTAGTTAACCTCATTTTTTCAGAAGTTGTCTTCAAAAATCTTATATCACCTGTGCCACTATTACTTGATGCATCTAGTATAAAATTAATATCACCTGTATCATTGTTGACAATATCAAAAGTATTGGCATCATTATTGAATCTTAGAATACCTTTATTTTTAGTTTCACCTGTAAGACCAATACTTATATTTGAAACACCACTCTCAGATACTATCTCCACCGAAGTGTCTGCTTCTTTCTTTATTGTGACATCTTTAGATGGAATCGCAGTTCCAATTCCAAGTTTACCTGTGTTTAATGATGTTAGTGATGTTCCACCTGCACCAACATTTAACTCTGTCGCTGCGGTAGTGATACCAGAATTAATATCTCCTACAACATTTCCAGTCAGACTACCTGTTACATTACCAGTAACATCTCCTGTTAATGCTCCAACAAAACTCGTGGATGATGTTACACCTGTCACATCCAATCCAGCGGCATTAAATGTAGCAGCAGTTCCGACATTTACTAGACCTGTAACTGATAATGTAGCAAAGGTAGATACACCCGTGGAATTTACATCTCCATCAATATTACCGACCACATTTCCCGTTACGTTTCCAGTCAGACTACCTGTAACTATACCAGTAATATTTCCAGACACATCACCCGAAACTGGACCAACAAAACTCGTAGCAGTTATGATTCCAGTTGCTTTTATATTTCCAATTGAGTTTATCCCAACACCAGATTTACCTGCCACATCGGGTGAACCACCAACTTGGAAACTTTGTAGAGGATCTGTAGTCGCTATGCCAACATTTCCCGCTGCGTAAATTGATGTGAAGCCTAAACCAGGTTGATTAACATCAATCCATTGTGATGTTGGTAAGTTAGATAAAGTTGAACCATCACCTCTGAAAGATGTTGCGGTTATAACACCACTAGAAATAGTGATTGCGGTTCCAACTTGAATTTCTGTTATAGTAGAAACACCAGATATGAATAAATCCCTTGCTGTAACTAATCCAACAACTTTTGCAGTACCACGAACATCAAGAATATCTGTAGGCACAGAGGTTCCAATACCAACTAGACCGTTAGCATTTACTATAAAATTATCTTCATCAACTTGTACTCCGTTGCGGAAACTAAATGATTTTTTGATATTCGCCATTTCGTAGTATTTTTAGTTATTTATGAGAGTGCATCTACTTTCGCAGATAGTTCTTTAATTGCCTGTATTAATACAGGAACTAATTTTTCATAACGAACTGCTTTTGTGCCATCATCCCTTGTTTCAGTCACGCCAGGTAATCCAAGTGCTTCAATCTCTTGTGCAATTACACCAGTATCATCACCTTTACCAGACTTCCAAGTGAATGTATTACCACTAATCGCATTAACTTTATCTAGTGCATTTGAAATGACATTTATATTTTCTTTGAGATTAA